CAGACAACAATGTGAAGTGGATATGTCTGGGAGCTATCGTGAATCCGCCAGTCAATGCCGCGATCATCCCCGATGACCTGCAGCAGGCCTGCATGCAGCAGTCGGCACTCCTCTTCAAGAACCGCACCCGGGTGGGCGATATGTCCACCGGCGAGGGCCCCGAGCGGATCAACTATTTCGTCAAGGATGCGCACCCGTCTACACTCGAACTCATCAAGCGCCACCGTGAAGTTTTCCCAACCGAAGGTATGGGCCCCGTCTAAGCTTTCAACTCAAAAGGAGATCCACCATGTCGAATTTCGCGCTCCCCAACCCAGCCCAGCAGTCGGACATCAACGCCGCCCTTCTGGCAGCTGTCGCAGCTCTCCCCTTGCTGGCTCCCGTTGTGGTGGTCAAGTCACTCGCGCCAGCGTCGACTAACTACACCTACATCGTGGTCGCGCGGGTGAACGGCGCTGTGATCCCTGGCACGAAGGCGATCACTACCGGCGCAGCCGCCCTTACCTTGGCGGCAGCGAACCAGGTCTCATGGAACCCGACCCCGGGCGCCAATGTGGTCTATGACGTCTACCGCACCCAGGGCGGCGCGACGCAAGGGCAGATTGCGGCTGGCCTTGCGGCAACCTCACTGCTCGACACTGGTCTGGTGGCGAACAGCGCATTGACCGCGCCCCCCTTCAACACCTCAGGGATGCTGGCGGCCGCGCAGCAGGGGCCGGTCTTCGTGGCTGCTGCCAGTGGGGCCATCCCCATTGTCGCAGGCACCGTGCTGATCACGAAGGCGGGTGTTGCGGCAATGACACTTGCTCTGCCGATTGCCGGTCCAGCCTCGGCTGGCGGGCATGATGGCTGCGTCCTGACCATCATCGGCGTCACGGCCGATGCCCACACCGTCATTACACCGGCGGCCGGTATCAACGGCGCTGACACCACCGCGACCTATGCTGCGGCGGGCGATATCGCTGTCTTCATCGCCTACAACGGCGGCTGGATTGTTCCACTAGCGCCCCTCACGGCGACCCTCAGCTAGCCCGATGGAAATCACCATCCAAGGCGGCAAGCAGCTCCAGGCTCGGATCCAGCACATGGGTCCGAGCATTCGGAAAGCCGCGCGCCGCGAACTTGGGGTGATCGGAGAACACTTGGCCACATGGGGACGCGCGCATTTCGAAGACTCAGGGCTTCACGCGCGCTCCGGTGACCTCAAACGATCCATGACTGCCATGCCCGTCGAGGAGGATGAGCACGGCCTCACTGGCGGTATGCTGGCGGGCCAGGGATTGAAGTATGGTCCGCTGCAGGAGTTTGGCGGCACCATCGTCCCCAAGAACGCGCAGTTTTTGACCATTCCTATCGGCGAGGCGCTCACCCCCTCGGGCGTGGCGCGCTTCACGGCACCTGATGCGGAGGCTGCCGGATACAAGACCTTCGTGCGCGGCAACATCATCTTCGGCGTCAAGGATGGCCAGGTCTACCCGCTATTCATTCTTGCCTCGTCGGTCACCGTCCCGGCTCGGCCCTTTGCGGGACCGACGCTGGACGCGAACGTCGGCTGGATCGAAGACCGCCTCAAACGGGCGGTCGACGAAGGCATCGCGGAGGCCGGATGAATGGGATATCCACTCGGCCGCGAAGCGATTTATTCAGCTCTGTTCACGCAGCTGTCTGCGGTGCTGCTTGCCGGAACGCCTCCGCCCTTCGGCTACGGCGGGCGCCGGCCGGTACCGATCGGGCAACTCGCGGAAGAGCAGTATCCCGCCTTCGCTCTGATAGAGCAGGGCGAGATGTACGACCGCACCGTGCTCAAGGCTCCCGCGCGCGTAACACTGATGGCCATGCTGCAGATCGTGAGCCTGCAGGGCGAGGTTCCGGACGAGACGAATGTCACCAACCTCAACAATCTCGCAGATGCCGTGGAGAGTGCGCTGCAGGACGTCGCGCAGACCACGGCGCAGAACATCCTGGGCGGCCTAGTGCAGGAGTGCTGGATCAACCATCGGCAACTGGTCATCACCGGCAGCTTTCCACAACGCCAGTGCACGCAAAACTTCCTGATAGAAATGGTGCTACCGCACTCGAGGTGAGAAATGTTTGGAGTTCCTGATAACCACGTCGCTGCCGGCTCGATAGCGAAGCACACCATCTCCTGCAACTGCGCCTCCTGCCAGCGCAAAGGCATTATGGCCAAGCGCGATCTCGGCCAGCACGAGGAGAAGATGCATCTGATGCAGGCGCACGCCATGCACCACGGCAAGATGCGGGACATGCACCAGAGCATCGCCTACGGGTACGACAATCGCCACATGACACCCGATCCAGCCCAACTGTCGACCGAGGTCAAAGCCAAGCACCTCGAGGCATCATCGGCTCACGGCATGGCGCAGGACCACTTTACGGATGCCGCGTGCTCGTACCGGGACGACCTGCCCAAAGGCGCAGCAGAACACGAGAAGATCGCCACCTCTGCAGCAGAGAAGGCCAAGGGCATGAGCGAGAAGCTGGGCGTCAAGCTGTAAGGAAGAGGGAGCCAAGTTGCCACCACCCACCTACGGAGCGTTACCTGTCGTCATCGACCCCACCGCGTGGGCCGGACGGGTGATCACGCCTCCGCTTGGGCTGCTCACCATCGACACGATTCAGGACCAGATCAATGCGCAGTTGACAGCCTTCTTCGCGCAGCTGTCGCCGCCGCTGGCCATCCGAATCTACACCTGGCCCAACTTCGACCTCGACACCTGGTGGAAAGGCACGGACGTTGCGTTCGTGCTGATCTCCTACATCTCCACGGACCTCACAAAGCCCGTCGCCACGTCAGCGATGGTGCAGGAGCGCACCCTCAAGTTCAAACTGCATGTCGAAGCGCGGCAGGTTTCGTGGAAGCTCACTGGACCCGGCTCCGTTTACGCGCTGATCGATGCCATCGAGGCGGCGCTGACTGGCTTCCAGCCCACTGGCTGCCGCTCTTCCTACTTCACCGAGGAGCGGTTCGACGAGCAGGATCCGCAGGGTCGAGTTTGGCTTTATGACATGACGTATAACGTTCCGACCATGAAGGTAAAATTGCTGCCAGAGTATGCGCTGGCGAACCTCGTGCAGGAGACCGTAAATGTTCAACCAGGCGGGGATGTAATAATCATCACGCCGCCGGCGTAACAAGGAGCTACCAAAATGGCCTTCTTCCATGGAATCACGATCACCGAGGTTCAGAGCAACGGCGTCAACGTCCAGATTGTCAACTCGGCCGTCATCGGCCTGGTGGGCTCGGCGCCGCAGTGGTCGGCTCCCGCCGGCGCAGGCCCCGGCATCAGCAAGCCCACGCTGGTACTGACCGCCTCCCAGGCCTCCAACTTCGGGCAACAGATCGCCGGCTACACGATCCCCTCGGCCCTGGGCGACATCCAAGAGCAGGGCGCGGGCGCGGTCATCGTGATCGATGTCTTCAACCCCCTGATCCACCAGAGCACCTTCACCAGTGTGCCCATAACCGCCCCCACGGGGACCGTTGTTCCCGTCTCCCTTGGCCACATGGGGCTTATTGGCCCCGGTCTGCCTAACACGCCCCTCGCCACAGCCTCCCTGGACGCCGTTGTGGCACCCGGTGGGGCCGCCAGCGCCTCCTACGCCCCTGCGGATACCATCACGCTGGCTGGTGGCGTTTCCTCGCAGGCAGCCGTCCTCACGGTCGCAACCACCCAGCTGGTCGAACTCGCCAGCAATGCGGCCGGCGGTGGATCGGACACGACCAGCTACGAGCCGGGGGACGAGATCACCCTCGCTGGCGGCACCCACTCTATCGCCCCTGTCCTTGAGGTCACCAGCACCAAGGTGGTCGCTGCTGCCATTGCGGCCGGCGGCTCGGGGGGCACCAACGGAACCCAGACCGTCACCGGCACGACCGGCAACGGCACCAAGTTCCAGGCCTCCGTGACCGTTTCGGGCGGCGCCATCACCGCAGTGCTCTCCATCACGGTGGCCGGCAACTACGCCCTGAACCCCACCGATCTGACCATCGAGCCCGTTACTGGCGCTGGCCTCGTCGGAGCCGAACTCGAGCTGACGATGGGCGTGAACAGCTTCAACATCATCGTCCCGGGCAGCTTCACGGCGAACAGCGCAACCTTCACCCAGGCCAGCACCACCGGTGTCGGCACGGGCGCCACCTTCAACGGCGGCGTGTTCGGCGTCCTCACGGCCACCGTATCGACGGCGGGCAGCTACTCCACGGTCCCAGCCAACCCGGTCCGGCAAGCCAGTACCACCGGATCAGGTACGGGAGCCACCTTCAACGTCACCTTCGCCGGACCGCCCACTACCGTCGTGGTCAAGAACTCGAACAACAGCACCACCTACGTCGAGGGAACTGATTACAAGATCGACTACGTCAACGGGCTGCTCTACCTGCTCGGTGGCAGTTCCATCACCAACGCGCAGGCGCTCAAGGTCACCGCTGCCTATTGCGACCCCTCCAAGGTCAGCGCCAGCGACATCGTCGGTGCCGTGACGGGCAGCACCTACACCGGTCTGCAGGCGCTCCTGACCACCTTCAACACGCTGGGCTTCAATGCGCAGATACTCATCGCGCCCAGCTTCTATGATCTGGTGACGGCCACGGCACTGTTGAGCATGGCCAATCAGCTCAGGGCTTATACCTTCGTGGATGCGCCTCCGCAGACCACGGTCGCGACGGCAGTGGCCAACCGGGGAGCAGCCGGCAGCCCATTCAACCTCGCCAGCGACCGCCTCGGGCTGTGCTTCCCGTGGCAGAACAAAGTGGCCACTGCCATCAGCCCCACGGGTGTCGTCATCAGTGCGCAGGGGGTCATCGGATACACCCGGGTCGCCGGCAACGTCGACACGCCCTACAGCCAGTGGGTAGCTGGCGCATTGTCGGCCAGCGACGTCGATCCGGCCCGTGGTTTCTGGTACTCACCCTCCAAATACCAGATTGAGGGCATCCTCGGACCCGACATTTCGATGTACATGAGCGCCTTCGACCCCGCAGCCGACACCAACACGCTGAACGCGGCTGGCATCATCACCGTCTTCAACGGGTTCGCGACTGGCTTCCGGGTATGGGGCAACCGCTCCTCGAGCTTCCCCGCCAGCACCTCGGTCACTACGTTCACCTGCATCCGGCGCACGCTGGACGTCGTCGAGCGCAGTATCCAGGTGGCCTCGCTGCCGTTCCTTGACCAGCCCATCACCAACGGGCTGATCAACAGCATCCTGACAAGCGTGAACCGCTTCATCAGCAGCCTGATCCAGAAGGGTGCGCTGCTCTCGGGCAGCTCCATCAATTACGTCCCGGCGGATAACCCTCCGGACCAGTTGGCGCTCGGCAAACTGACCTTTGAGGTCAACGTGATGCCTCCGCCGCCGGCAGAGAACATCATCTACAACTTCGCGGTTGATCTTGCACTTCTCGCCAACCTTGGCCCCGCCACCAGCAGTTCGCAGACCGTCGTACCGACCGCCTAAGGAGATCCGACCATGGCTCAGCTTGTCGTAAACACACTATGGAATTGCAACGTGTACCTGAACGGTGTCGGGCTGCTCGGGCGCGCTGCTGAGGTCAAGATCCCGCAGCCCAAGCGCATGCGAACCGATTACAAGGGCCTCGGCATGGCGGCGCGCATCAAGATCCCGACCGGCTGGGACGTGATGGAGTCGACCATCAAGTGGTCCAGCTTCGATGCCTCCACC